GGGATACGCAATGAAGGCGTGTCTAATCACAAACGGACCTAGCCAGTCCGACGGGGTGAGTAGCAACGATAGCGCATACCCGGCGTCCGAGCTCGCCTATTTCAGGCGTGTCTACGGGTCCGATCATCTACGACAGCTACATGATGATCACCAAGAAGAGGCTATTTACCGTTACGCCCTTCCGGGCAAACTTGCTGAGTTGGAGAAAATCCAAAATCGTTTATCGCATCTTTCCTGTGAAAACGATCCTGCGATGACGGCGCCAGGACGCTCAGCCTATTCTCTTAAGCAGTTGTCAGAGAATATGAAACTTTACTGCCGTGAACAATGCCGATCATTAAGATGGAATGAGCATTATCGAACTGCTAGGAAATTAGTAGCTCAAGATGTCATGAAATTATTGAGAGGCGGGTGTTTACATCCGGCTGAAATTGGCGCGGTAGCCGAGTCGGAACACGTTCAAAAGAATCTCGATAAGAACGCGGGGTATTTTGCTTTTGAGACTGGAAAGAGGTCGAAAGGTGAAAATCTTGAGAACGCTGTTGAATGGTGTGCTTCGAACATGAATACTATCATGATAAGAGGCAGCTACGAATTGCCGCTTGTAGTAAGTCACCGGTCGAGTAACTCAAAGCCCACGAGTAAAACGACCTGGAAATGGAGATGCAGAATAATCTTGATGCAGGATATCAGGGCCCTTCTTTTAGATGGACGATTTCTTGTACCTTTCACAGATTTATTCCGCGCGATTCCCTGGGGTGAAGGTGGTATGACTCAAGATGAGGTTAGATCTTGGATAGCCATCACTCGTAATCATTATGACAGATGGTATAGTTCAGATTATTCCAAATTCGATGTCAGTCAGCCGGCATGGTTAATCGAAGATGTATTCGATCATGTAATCAGGCCTTGTTTTGGTCACTTGTCTATTGAGGATGAAAGACTGTTTGAAGCTATGAAGTATAGCTACATTCACAAGGAGATTCACTGTTTCGATGGTATTTACCATGTAAACGCTTGTCAAGTATCAGGTTCACTCGCAACGTATGCGATCAACACGATAATTAATCAGATTGTCGATCTCACGGCTCTTCTAATGCAGGGATGTAACCCGAGTTGTTTTAAGAGCCTCAAATGTGGAGACGATAACTTAACCTATTATCTGAGTCGCGAACCGTGGGACGCTAAGAAGCATTGTGAATTGATTAAGAGGTATTTTGGTATTTCCACTACTTTGACTGATGAAGACCAAGGAAGCTTCAGAGATAATCCGCACTTTCTATCACGTACTTGGACGTATAGTGGGGAGGAAAGGAACATCGATGAAGTTATTTTCAATCTTAAATTCCCTGAGAGATTTAGGGATTACGATGAAAAGAAAACTGGTATTCCTCAAGCAAGGGCGGAAGCGCTGGTTCTCGCTGCAGCTTGTTCTGAGCAGGATGTCACAATGCGTGAGTATTTTGACGTTAAGAGAATCTACGCAGATGCTGGCATTAAACAAGGCGACGGAATGTCAACCTACAAGGTATTGGCATCCATGGGTTCTGGTTTTCAGACTCAATGGATAAGGTGGAAATTCGGACTTCTACCTGAAACTGCGTAAATGATAGCAGTCTAGCTTGCAACACAGCAAAGAGCTCCCTCATTTATATGATAAGAATGACAAAGACCATTCTTCCTAACACATGTG